TTTACTTTCAATTCATCAAATGCTTTTTTAAAGTTTCTAATTATTCCTGGAGCTTTGGCTGTACCAATCATTTTTTCTAATTCTTTTGCTCTTTCTTCCTCAGTACAATTTTGAAATATTGTATTAGCTGTAAATTCTTTTTCTGCTAAAACATTTATATCTTGTTCTTGGATTTCTTTTTTAAGCCACATAACTAAAATTTTTTCTGCAACCTTTCCTCTCTCCATATTCAAATTAGATTCATCTCTAAATTTTTGGAACATTTTTTTACATTGTCCTACAGGATCATTTCTAAATCCATTGATGCTTGATGGTGATAAATATTTTCTGCCAAATTTTTC